TTGACAAGTTAAATTCACAATGTAAGAAATATGTCTATGATAGAAAACAATTAAATCATATTGTTAAGTGGGATAATGTTATAGATATAAATCTTCAATATTATATGGAATATAATAAACCACTTTTTACTGAGGATATTAGTACAAATTCACATGACTATTTCAGTAGGAAGTATTATAAGTCAAAAAATATAAATCGTGTAATTCCATTATTAAAGCATTTAGAATTATGTAGAAAATTATCTAATGAGTATCAAAAATATATTGACTTAGAAGTTCATCAAGAGTATAATGATGAAATTATTGATAATTTAACCTATATAGAAAGTGCTGGATTGAGACACGATGATAAGATGGTATATTCAGAGTATAATCCCTATACATCTACAGGTAGACCAAGTAATAGATTTGGTGGAATGAATTTTGCAGCACTCAATAAATCAGATGAATCAAGAAAACCATTTAAGAGTAGATTTGAAAATGGTATGTTGGTTGAATTTGATTATGATGCATATCACTTGAGATTAATCGGAAAATTATTAAATTACTCATTCCCAAGTGGTTCGGTTCACGAGCATATGTCTAAATTTTATGGATGTGATTACCAAGAGTCTAAAAATCTGTCTTTTAGGTATCTCTATGGACATATTCCACAAGAAGTAATTCAAATCAATCCATTTTTTGGTAAAGTTCATGATTATATTAATAAAATTTGGAAACTATATAAAAACCAAAAATTTATACAATCTGATATTTATAGTAAGAAGATACACAGAAAAAACCAGGCCGATATGAATCGGAATAAGATATTTAACTATATGATTCAGTTAATGGAAACTGAGAACAATATGAAGATATTAACTAACCTTATTCCATTTATGGCATCATATAAAAGTAAGTTAATCTTATATAGTTATGATTCATTTTTGTTTGACTTTAATTTAGAGGATGGGGTTGAGTTTTTAAAAGATGTTAAAAAAATTATTGAGAGTAACGGGTTATTTCCCACAAAAACAAGTAAGGGGACAAACTATCATGAAATGGAAGATATCACAGAAAAATTATGAACGATTGGGATAAAATATTAAAAGATTTTGCACGTAAGTGTAAAGGTGGTGCACCAGATATGACCAATTCACGGCATCTTGCTTTATTACGAGAATCACTAATCAAGTTCGGTTGGAAAGAGAATGCCACGAATGAGTTTATTGGTAATTTGAGAGAAGGTGAAGAAATAGTTACAGAAGGAACGAATAAAAAACTTTCATATAGCGATGTTGGTAAAAAGCTTGCAAAAATAAAATCTATAGAACAGCAGGGAACTGTTGATAAGAAAATATATGGTGATATATCCCCTGTTGAGTTTATTAAAAGAATTAAAACTACTTTCAAAGGAGCTACTAATGTAAAATCATATGATGCAGGAGATACGGTTCAAGAACCAACAGGGAGTGGGAAAGGGGCCCCGAAAAGGATGAGTAGTAAAGCTAGATGGTTCACTTGGAAATGGAAAGGTAATAATTACGATATAGGATTGATGCCAAAATCTGCAGGTGGTAGAGGTTCAAATCAGACAAAAGATCAAGAACTATCGTGGATGTTAGTTTTAAGTGGTATGCAATATGGTGGAAACCCAAAGAATAAAGAAGAATTTCTTTCATTATTAGTTTCTAATTCAAGTGTATATGGTAAAATTGACGGCGTGAATCAGAATACCGCGGAAGGTTTGGCTGCGTTTTTAGAAGAAAATGATAGTTGGTATAATGCTCATGTCAAACAATGTGAAAAGTTTATAAAAAAGATTAACAATGACCAACCAATAAAATATGTAAAAGATTCCAGTACATTATCAGTTAATACAATAGCACAAAAACTATATAAACAAGATTTTGGTGGTAAAACATTAGATACGGATAAATGGAATCCCGCAGATATATGGTTACAATATGGTTCTGTTAAGAAATCAGCAACATCATTAAATGAATATAACAATTGGATAATGGATTCATTAAAAAATGGAAGTGGATGGGTTGGTGTATCTTTGAAAAAAGGTGGTGGTAAAGTTGGTATAGTGAATAATATTATGAGGCCAGAATACAAAGTAACAGGATTAGAAACTAAATATGGTGGGTTATTATCACAAGGTGTAACTTTTAATTATAAGGGTACAGATTTAGATGGATTTGGATTAAACTTTAGAATATTTCAAGGACGATCAGATGAATTAATTAGGGGAGAAGTTATTAAAAAGGGAGCAGAGGCGGTACAAGGTAAGGCTAAATTAACAGAATTTGATACTTTTAAAAAAGGAATATATTCTGCAGTAAAGGGTGTATATAAAACTAATGTAAAGCTAGATAAGAAAACAAAAAAATTCGTTTTTGATGGAGCCACAGGAAAAAAGAACTTTAGTACAGTTAAAACAGCTTTTGGTAAAATTAAAAACGCTTCTTATGGTACTCAACACGGAGATTGGAAGAGTGCATTTGGTAGTGAAAAGGCATTTCTTGACCGATTAAATACTCATCCTAAAATAATGAAAAAGAAGGAAGGTCAGATTAAATCAGCTTTAAATGCAAGATTTCAAACCATAGTGTTGGGTTCAATTGTAACTCATATGAGTAATAAAGATTTACAAAAAGTTATGGTTGGAATGTTACTATATGGTAAATCGGAATCATCTTGGTCAGCTGCACACTGGAAGGCCCAATAATGAAAACACAACTACTTTGCACATTCACTAAACGAAATAGACTCTACGATACAGTAAGTCTTATCATCGAGTGCCATGACATAGTATTCAACAAAATTTATGTATTCACTAATGAAGATGACCATCATCAGTTAATTTGTACTTATAATATACCACAAAATGAAGATAATTATATTGAAGGTGTTGATACAATAGCATTACACAGAAAGAAACAGACCAACACACTTTATACTATTAATTCTTTAAATGAAATCATTAGAGAAAAGAATAATGGTGTGTTAGATAAAACCTTTCCAGTACCTTGGGAAGAATATCAAAATACTCTATTATTAGTAAATGATGAAGGACTTAACAAAATTAGAACAAGAATTTATACTATTGTAAACGTTGATACCTGGGAGACTGACCAAAACTTAAAAAATGAATTATAGGTTTTATTATCCAGAATGGAATAATCGAAAAGAAGTTTGTAAAGAATACCCACCAATAAAAGAAATCACAAGAGAACCAACATCCTTTTGGTTTGGAGTTGGGCCCAAAAGAACCATTAGAAAGACCAAAAAATCAATTCAAAGACTATTAAAACGGGCAGACCCGTATTTACCCATATTAGTTATATATTCAATCCCATACAGAGATTTAGGACATCACTCAAAAGGTGGTGCAGAGAGTAATAGAGAGTATTTAGAATTTATTAGTGAATTTTGTGACGCAATAGGTGATAGAAGTCCTATTGTGATATACGAACCAGATTGTATTCCACATATGGAAGAAATGGGTGTAGTTGATGGATTAAAACGATTATCTTTGATAAAGAAATCAGTTGATTTACTAAGTAAGACAAATGCGTTAGTCTATCTCGATATTGGACATCCAACATGGTTATCAGTCCCAAAGGCTGTCTCATATCTGAGAATGTGTGATGTGCATAAAGTTAGAGGGTTTAGTATCAATACCAGTAACTATTATGCTACATCAACCTGTTATAAATATGGAAAGACTATAAGTAAGAGGTTAGATGGGAAACATTTCGTAATCGACACGTCCCGTAACGGAAATGGAGCTAATAAAGAACATTTTAATCCATATGGTAGGTCAATTGGTGAATATCCAACCACTCAAACTTGTAATGGAATAGTAGATGCATACCTTTGGATTAAAGTACCAGGTGAAAGTGATGGTAAGGTAAATGGAGGTCCAAAAGCTGGTAGATTTTCTCATAATCTGGCGTTAGATTTGATACACAATAAAACTTAAAAAAAGTGAAAAAAACACTTGACTTTATCAAATATTCGTGGTATATTCCAGTATGAATAAAGAGAGAAAAACTATGAAGTGTGATAAATGTAAAACATTAACAGCTGAAATCAACTATAAGGGTGGGAACTACTGTACTTGGTATTGTATAAAGAAAAAGAAGGTAGAGTTACCCGAAGAATTCTTTCACGAGGTAAATGGTAGGTTAAAAGAACTACATGATTTTGACGAGGCAATGAATGGCATGGGTATATACGCGGAAACTTACAAATAAATTAAAAAAAGTGAAAAAAAGCCTTGACTTTATCACTTTTTTGTCGTAAGATCAAGTAACAAAAAGAGAGAGTAAACAATGAACTTAAAAAATGAAATTAGAAAACTAAATAGTCTTTCAGAACTGAATGACTTATCAGCTTTCATTAATGATTGTAAAACCATGTTGGGTAAAGCATCACTATGTGTTGGAGCTAAAGTATTCGTGGTTCAAAAGACAAAGAAAACTCCTGGTGTCATCACTAAGATGAATATCAAGAAAGCTATTGTTGATATGAGAGGTTCGAGTTACAACGTTCCATTTTCAATGTTGGAATTAGTGTAAAAAGTGAGAGAGAAAATTAACTTTGATAGACTAAATGAATTAGTAATAGAATTACAAAATACTAATTCATTAAATGATAAAAAGGAAATTTTGAGTTCGTATACTGATATGACCAAAATTTTAGAATATGTGTATAATCCATATAAAAAATATGGGGTTACTTCTAAACTTTTAAAGAAACGACAAGATTTAGGTATTACAAATACCTATACTAATATATTTAATTTACTTGATGATTTATATTTAAGGAAATTAACAGGACATGACGCAATCAAGTCTATAAATGGTTTCATATCAGATAATAAGGAGTGGGATACTTTATTATATTGTATAATAGATAAAGACTTAAAGACTCGAACAGGAGTTTCTATAATTAACAAGGTGTATCCAGAGTTGATTCCAGAATTTAAAGTTGTATTAGCTAAAAAATATGAAGATTATTTTAAGAAAATTGATTTTGAAAAAGATGACTGGTATGGGAGTAGAAAATTAGACGGAGTTAGAGTAATTACTCGGATAGAGAATGGTGATGTAACTTTTTATTCTCGAGCCGGAAATGAATTTACGACATTAAATAATGTACGGAAAGAAATTGAGAGAGTTGGAATACAAGATGGAGTTTTTGATGGAGAACTTTGTATTATTGACGAAAACGGAAACGAAGATTTTACTTCAGCCGTAAGTCAGATAAAGAGAAAAGATGAAACTATCTCAAATCCAAGATATAAAATTTTTGATTCATTGTCCTTATCAGAATTTGATTTAGGAGAGTCCAACCGAATTTTATCAGAACGAATGGGTAATGGTCGTCCAGCATTAAAGGGTTCTACTATATTAACTTATGTGAAATTAATTAAAATTGATGATACAGAACATTTAAATAAGTTGATTGCAGAAGCTCAGAGTAATGGTTGGGAAGGAAATATGATTAGAAAAGATGTTGAGTATGAAGGTAAAAGAAGTAATGATTTATTAAAAATTAAGAAATTCCATGATGATGAATATGTTGTTAAAAGTGTTGAAGTTGGTCCGTTTAGATTAATTGACAAATCTACTAAATTAGAAACAACTGAAGAAGTCATGACTAATGTAATAATAGAACATAAAGGTTATGATGTTTCAGTTGGTTCAGGGTTTTCAGTTGAAGAGCGAAGATTATTTTCAGAGAATCCAGATTTGATAATTGGTAAAGAAATTACTGTACAATATTTTGAAGAGTCATCTAATAAAGATTCTGAACTTAGTTTAAGGTTTCCTACCATTAAAAAGATTTGGTTGGATGGCAGACGAAATATTTAAAGTGGAAAAAGAGTAGAGAATGAAAAGGTTATATAATGAGAAATAAAAAGTTATTACTATTATCACTATTATTCATATCAAGTTTAATTGGTCAGATAAATATTAAACCAGTTAGTGGATACGGAGTAAGGGGTGGTATTGGTGGTTATAGTGTTAAAGTGAATCCTGATAGACAAACACTTATTAAATTAGAAGGCACGATATCTGAAAAGAGTGGTTATCACAGAGTTACTTGGAAAACTGAAAAAAGGTTTTTTTGGGGTAATGGAATAGCAACTGATGTTTATCCAGCCGTAAATCCTATAAGTTATTCTAAGAATGGTAAAGTTTATACTATGGTAGGACTACTTCCTGAAATGATAGGAAAGTCATTAAAGATTACAGCTAGTTATGGTGATTATACTGATACTATGACATTAAGACTTAAATAAAATTGCACCGTGGTTATGAGATTTCTACGGTAATTTGAAATCTTGGTGGGTTTGAGAGTGACTACCGATTTGGAACTCTCAAAAATTTTGGGGAATAGATAGTTAGACTATACCGATGGACTCGTTTGAGGACTCTGGATTCCCCAATTTTTTTAGCTATAAAAAATAGTGTTTGAGAAATTTAGGTGATATATATATTCAATGGTGGTGAGGCTTTCTTACATATACCCGATAATTTTTAATTATCTAAAACTCACCACCCTTTTATATTGAGAATTAAAAAATGAAAATTTATTGGAACAAATATTATGGTTATGATGAAAAGTATCCCAGAGAAGCTAATTACAGAGTTATCTCGGCAATACTTTTCAATCGTTCTTTTCACTTAATTATGGTGTGGAGTAAATTACACTTCTTTCTAAGTGTATCAGAAAATTTACAAACTCAATGGGATGAACTTAAAGGTCCACCAAAGAAAAAAACCTATCATTTTAAAATATTTTAATAAAAAATTCAAATTGTGGCAAAATGTCATCAATAACTCCGTAAGTCGATTTAACCACATGGTGGAGTCTGATTTTATCAGATAAGATTTACAGTAATAAATAAACAAAATAAGGAAAAACAATGAACACAGGTACAGTAAAGTGGTTCGACGCTAAAAAAGGATATGGTTTCATATCTGATACAGCAACGGAAAACTCAAAAGACTATTTTGTCCATTTCTCCGAAATTCAAATAGACGGATTTAAGACTTTATCAGAAGGTCAGAAAGTTGAATTTGAAATCGGCGAAGGTCAAAAGGGTGATGTTGCGAAGAATGTTAAATCAGCACCAGAATAAATCAGATTTAGCGTAAAAATTTGGGTTGTTTTTTAAACAGCCCAATATTTATTATTGTCAAAGGTTACACCAATGACAATTAACTAATAACAAATAAAAATAACAATAGGAGATAACAAATGGATATTGAAGCCGTAAGAAAGCGACTAAATCAGTTACAAACCTCAACTACAAGAACAACAAACTTGTGGAAACCTCAACCAGGAAAGACACAAATCCGTCTTTTACCTTACAAACTAAACTCCGATATACCGTTTATCGAATTATTCTTTCACTATGATTTAGGTGGAAAGACTTTTCTTTCCCCAATCTCATTTGGTCGTCCAGACCCAATTGAAGAATTTGCCGAGAAACTAAAGTCAAGTGGAAATCGTGAAGATTGGAAACTTGGCAAAAAATTGGAAGCAAAGCTCAGAACTTTTGCACCAGTTTGTGTTCGTGGTGAAGAAAACCAAGGCTCTAAGTTTTGGGGATTTGGTAAAACCGTATATCAAGAACTATTATCAATTATATCAGATCCTGATTATGGTGATATTAGTGATCCTATAAATGGACGTGATGTCGTGGTTGAATTCCTAACAGCTGAAGAAACTGGAGCATCGTTTCCTAAGACTAACATCCGTGTTAAACCGAATCAAACACCAGTTACAGAAGATAAGGCAGTTTTATCTACATTACTTGATGACCAAAAAGACATCCGCGAAGTTTATAACGAATTAAGTTATGATGAACTTGCAGAAGCTCTACATGATTGGTTGAACCCAAGTGATGAAGATGGAGAAAAAGGATCAGAAAAGACAAACACACCAGCAACAAGTAAAGCATTAGAAAGTGCAGTAACAAGTACTACTGGAGTTAATGATGCTTTTGACGACCTGTTTAATAAATAATAAAGGAGACATATATGTCTATATCAGCAAAAGACGAACTTGCACAAGTTCTTGCCGATAACCTTAATAAACAGTTCAAGGATACGAAGGTAGCCTATTTCTTAGATGGTTCAAATGCCACTCCAACTGATATCAAGGAATTTATATCAACTGGTTCATCGATTTTAGATTTAGCAATTTCTAATCGTCCAAATGGTGGAATAGCCGTAGGACGAATTACAGAGATTAATGGTTTAGAATCGAGTGGTAAATCTCTAATAGGAACTCACATTCTCGCAGAAACTCAGAAAAAAGGTGGGCTTGCAGTCTACATTGATACTGAGACATCTGTTAGTAGAGAATGGTTAGAAACTATTGGTGTAGATGTTCAAAATCTATTATATCTTCATGTGGAAACAGTAGAAGATATATTTCAATGTATTGAAAACATAGTCACTAAGATTAGAGAATCAGATAGAGAAAGGTTAGTTACGATCCTTGTGGATAGTTTGGCAGGGGCATCAACCAAAGTAGAAATGGAAGCCGATTTTGAGAAAGATGGTTGGGCAACGAGTAAAGCAATTATCGTTTCAAAAGCGATGAGAAAGATTACTCAAATGATTGGACGAGAACGAATAGCTCTCGTATTCACTAATCAGCTCAGACAAAAACTCGGAGTAATGTTCGGTGATCCTTGGACTACAAGTGGTGGTAAGGCATTACCTTTTCACTCATCAACTCGTATTCGATTAAAGAATATGGGACAAATCAAAGACACAGCAAAAAATGTATTGGGTATGAAAACCCGATGTCAAATTATCAAGAATCGTTTGGGACCACCTTTACGTCATGCCGATTTCAATTTATACTTCGATAGTGGTATAGATGATATGGGAAGTTGGCTAACGGTGTTGAAAGAACATAAACTCTTGAAAATTGCTGGAGCTTGGTACACTTTAGAATATAAAGGTAAAGATATCAAATTTCAATCTAAGGACTTTGAAAGGAAATTAGACGAAACTGATGGATTAAAAGAACACCTTTATGATTTAATCTGTGAAGTATCTATACTAAAATATCAATCAGCCGATTTAGGTATTGATGATGTAGTATATACGGATGAAGTGGTCGGTGTTGAATAATGGTAAGTACCTTTCTATTCTCGATGAGATAAAGAAACACGGCGGTAAAACGGACACAACAAATCCCAATGAAAAAGTACTGATAATAGATGGCTTAAATACTTTTATTAGAGTATTTAGTGTGATACCAACTACTAATGATGATGGAATTCACATTGGTGGAATAGTTGGTTTTTTAAAGTCAGTTGGTTACGCAGTAAAAATGTTAGCTCCCACTCGCACCATCATAACATTTGATGGAACTGGTGGGAGCAACCGCCGCCGTAAACTTTATCCGGAATATAAAGCGAAACGAAGAACAAAGAAAATCCGACTCAATCGTGTAAACGATTTTGAAAATATCGAAGATGAGCGACACTCAATGATGATGCAATTATCTCGTTGTGTAGAATACTTAGAGAAATTACCTTTGAGTATAATGTCCATTGATGGTATTGAGGCAGATGATGCCATAGGTTATATAGCAAAACAAATATTGCCAAAGAGCAATGTTATTATCATGAGTACCGATAAGGATTTCTTACAATTGGTAAATGATAGAATTTCAGTTTGGTCTCCCACCAAAAAGAAACTTTACAATCCTGAAAAGATATTAGAGGAATACAAGGTAACATCTAAAAATCTGCTATTAAGTAGAGTTTTTGAAGGTGATACTTCCGATAATATTAAAGGAGTAAAGGGTATTGGTGCCAAGACCTTACTAAAACACTTTCCTGATTTAGGCATAGAAGGAAAGGTTATATCATATGATGATGTAATTAAAGAAGCACATAAACATCAAGGAGAGAGATTTTACAATCTAATACTTGATAATCAAGATACTATAGATATTAATCACAGATTGATGCAATTATCAGATGTGGATATTAGTGGTGGTGCTAAATTAAAGATTAACAGAATAGTAAATGGTAAAATACCTGAATTAAATAAACCAATTTTCCAAAAGATGTTTATGGAAGATAGGATGTTTGGTGCCTTACCAAATATGGATAGTTGGATAATGCAAACTTGGACTCAACTTAATAGGTTTGCTAAGATAAATAATGGGTAGAAAAAAGAAATACTATACCGAAGAAGAAAGACTTGAAGCTCAACGAAAGTGGCAGATGGACCACTATGAGCGTAATAAGACCAAGATTCTAAAGAAGGCTAAGGAAAGGTATAGATTGAAGAAAATCGAACAACGTAGAAAGGAAAAAAGGAAAAATTTATATGGAGAACAGTAAACTAATCAACGGAGATTGTTTAGAGACCTTAAAGGAGTTGCCCGATCATACGGTAGATTTGTTATGTACAGATCCACCGTATGGTTGAATTAAGCTATGGATTTATGGGTAAAGATTGGGATAAGACGTTGCCACCTAAAGAGATATTTGAAGAGTCATTGAGAGTATTGAAACCAGGTGGATTTGCATTCGTAATGAGTGCTCCAAGAAGTGACGTTCAATACAGAATGGTTCAAATGTT